CCTGTGTCTTCCTCGTCTTGGGCTTCTTCGTCAGCCTGATCGCCTTCCTCGTCCGTATCATCCGAGGCAGCATCCTCGGTGACTTCATCGGCTTGGTCAGCTTCGGCGGTTTCTAGTTCCGCCGTTTCGGCATTCTCTGCCGGTGCTTCCTGCTCAGTTTCGGGAGCGTCCTGATTATCGGTCGGGCCGGTCAGGAGGGCTTCGATCTGTGAGGCAGCCTCATGGATTCCGGTCCCTTGCGGGGTGTCGGAGGTTGTCATTCTCAGTCCTTTCGGGTTGTAGAGACCCGTCTGGTGCTTTGGTCTTAGATGACCTCACGCGACCGGCGATTGAACGCATTGATCGCGGATTCCGTGGCGATCATTTCCAGATCGGCACGAAACTCATGGAGCGCATTGAGCCGTTCATAGGCTTCCGAGCGCGTCTCAAAATCTTGGTAGTTTGAGGTTCGCCAAGCGTCGATGTACTTCAACTCAAGGCGATCCAGAACGTAGTTCAAGAACGGTTCATCCAGCATTTCGCTGGCCCGACGCGACCGCTCATCGGCGGTCATGTTTTCAATGGTCATGGCTTACTGCGGCATCCCCATGGGCGGCTGCATCGGCGGCTGCGGCTGCATCGCCTGTTGGCGCATCATGCCCTGCGCTTGGCGCATCGCCTCACGGTCACGGTCAATCATGGCCTTGATCTGCGCCACATCAACCGTGGACTGGTACTTGCCGTAAATCTCAGCGGCACGGAGGATAATCTCGGCTTCGAGCTTATCGCGCTCACGGTCATCAGCCAGCTTGGCCTTTTCCCATTCCAGACGCGCCTTGTCCTGCGCGATCCGCATGTCCACTTGCGCCTTCTCGGCCTCAATCTTGGCGAGGATTTCTGCCGGGTCTGGCTTCTTAGACGCCTGCATCATCTGTGCAGCCATTTGCTCGTCCACTTCCTTGAAGAAGCGCGACGTGTCTTTGAAGCCTGCCAGCGTCAGGATTTGATCGAGCGTGTTGCGGTATTCGGTCAGGCCGACAAGCGGATTGGCCGGACCCATGGCCTGCACGATGGTTTCCTGCGCCTGCTTCACTTGCATGAGCATGGCGAGCTTTTCCTGCTCGGTGCCGCGACCCAAGGCCACGTTCACGCGGGCATCCATCTCGGCATTCCAAGTGCGGGGATCAACCTCAACCCACTTGCCACGCAGGCGAACCATGCGCGGCTTGTCCTGATGGCGAATGATAGCCTTGAGCAACCCTTTGAATAGGCGCTTGAAGCCTGTCTCGGCAAAGTTGCGGGCAATCAGTTCAACGCTGTCCTGCGCGGCTGCAACGCCCGCTGAGACGGCTGTGGCTGTCTGATTTGACAACGTATCAGGATCAAGGCCACGCGAGGCTGGCGTGATGCCTGTGCGGGCTGCACGCACCTCATCGAGATAGCCGATGATCTCCATGGCAGGACCGCCAACGAAAGGCTCAGACAGCGGCTGCACAGCACCCTGCGACTTGGCGCGGATGACTGCACCCGTCTCGACGTTCAGCACATCTTCAATGTTGACTTGGTTCTCAACGATGACCGTGCGCGGATGAATGGACTGCGCGAGGCTGTCCATCATGTTCCGCATCACGCCCGTCTTGATGCGCTGCAAATCCATGACCTTATCGGCCAGCGAGCGGCCAATCAGGGTGTGCGGCTCGGGAAACGGGCAGATCAGCGCAAACGGGCGCTCATTGACCATTTCCTCGTACACGATCTTATAGTTGCCGCCGATCGTGCAGACCTTGCGCAGTTCCGCGATGCCATCGCCATCCTTATCAACCTTAATATAGGCCTCAACGTACAGAACGCGGTTGATCGAGCGGTCAATGGAATTGTCCTCGTCAAAGCGGGACAGGGCCGGATTGCGCTGGAAGCGTTCAAGGTTGTTGTCAAACGCATCGCCAATGCCGCCATACTCGGTGACGAGTTCCAGCGGGTAGCCCATTGCCACTAGTTCCGAGACGGTCGCCATCTTGCGATGACCGATCAGCGTGGCGTTGTCCTCGTCAATCGCATCGACCGAGCAGATAAATTCCTCACACGGCAGGCTTTCAACGCGGATGCGGACCGACTTGCGTGTGCGGCGGATGGCAAGGTCAATCTTCTCGGTCGGAATACCAAACTCGTCCGGCTCAATCGTCTGCGCCGTACCGATGATCTCCACTTCGGGATCACGTTCCAGCATCATGGCCTGCTCATTGGTCAGGCCCGTGTACTGTTCCTCAGTCACGTCATAGGACGTGTCGGGATACCATTTGAAGATGCCAGTCTTGCGGATCAGCGCGTCAGAGACGGTATTGTAAGTGATCTGATAGCCGGGATTGTCTTGGCTAAAGACGAAGTTCACATAGTCGGTCGCCTGTGCAGCGCCTTCCTCGTCCTCGGGGCCATTAGGCTCATAGTCCACAACCGTATCGCCGCCCGCAAAGATACGCATGATGCTCGGGCGAACGCTATCAACCACATCGGCCACCTCACGGCAGACGATCTGGCTGCGGCCTTCTTCCTCGTTACCAAGCGGCTTGCCCTCGTAATAGTTGGACGCAACCTCACGCTCTGGCGCGATGTAGCTATCAATGAAGTGAACGGCGTCCTCAATCGCGTCACGCACGATCTGGTCAAACCGCTCATCTTCCATGCCAGCCTTAATAATGGCTTCTTCCGGCGCAAAGTTGCCGGTGCCAGCGCCAAACAGCGGGTCACGATTGCCTTCACCTTCGCCCATAGCGAGAAGCGCAGCGTCGAGGGATGCGGGCAATGCGTTAGCCATCAGCCTTGGCTCCATGTGCCGCCGTTCGCGCGCATCATGTCATAGGCGCGCTGGGCATCGGCATCCTGTTGGGCTTGCGGCGCTTGCTGTTGGGCAGGCGCTTGAGCAGGCATGTTCGGGCGCAACTGCGGCTGGAACTGCGGAACAGGACGCGGCATTGCGTACTGGCCTTGCGGTCGCGCCATCGGGTTAAATGCCGAGCGCGTTATACCGACGCTCTGCATGTACTGTTGCATGGGCGAGATTGCAGGCTGCGTGGTCGGCATAGGCGCTGCGCCTTGCTGTGCCTGCCCTTGTGGCATTCCTGCCGCGATATTTGAACCGGGCCGTCCGACACCGCCTGCCATGTCAAATCACTCCTGCTATCGACCGCCGCAATGGCTTGATCGAACTAAATCCGTTTGTGTTCGCGTTGAGGTCGAGGCCCATGGCGAGATACCGAAAGGCGTCTGCCGCATGGCTTGACCAGTCATGGACGGGCTTGGCGTTGAAGCACTGCCGCTTATCGTCCCATTCCGAGCGATACATTTTCAGCGCATCAAGCCCGGTCGCTGTCTTGTTCGTGTCAAACCAGCACCGCTTGAGCATCATCCGCACTGCGTTGATGCCGTCCTCCACCCGATGATTGGTGACAATCGTGGGATTGAGGTTGAGCGATTGCAGGACTTCCACCCGCGTCTTGCCAGTGCCTAGCTCTCGCGCTTGCGCGTCATGCGGGAGCAGATGGCCCCCGTAGAGATAGCCCTTGGACTGTATCTCGCGGACGTAATGCCCCAGATCGACACCTGAGTTCTCGTAGTAGTCAATGACATGCACTTCACGTCCAACGATCTGCGCGAACCAGATCGAAGTCGTGTCCGAGATGCCCAAGTCCCATGCGGTCCAGACCGGAGCGACCGGATCATACGGGACACCACAGAGCCGCCCTTCCCGCTCGGCGTCAGCCAGATCGCGCCCGTAGAAAGCGCCGACCACTGCCGCATCAAACGAACATTCAAACTCAGCCTCGTATTGCTCTGAGGTGAGCATCGTGGCTGCCGACTTGAGTTCGGCTTCGGGGATCAAGCCCGTCTCACTCGCGCGCAATCTGATCGTGATCCAATCAGGATCGCTCTGCGCTGCCTGCCAAATCTCGTAAAACTGATTGCGGCCTTTGGGCGTACCAATAAAGGTTGCCCAGCCTTGCCGGTCAGACAAGGCAGGACGGATGACTTCGGGCCATGCACGCGGGTCCATGTCACCCGCCTCATCCAGCACAACGCCATCCAAATAGATGCCGCGCAGCCGATCGTAGTTGTCAGAGCCGTACAGGCGAATGCGCGCCCCGTTCGGCAGATTGACTGTCAGATCGCTCTCACGCTGCTCAACGCCGGGTATGTTGGCCGTCAGACGCTTGAGGTATCCCCAAGCCACGTCCTTTGCCTGCGAATAGGTCGGAGCCATGTAGGCAAAGCGAGCTTCTGGCTTGTCACAGCGTAGCGCCGCATCAATGAGGTCAGCGACACAAGCGACAGTTTTGCCAGCACCTATCGACGGTGGGCGACAATACACGCCCACCGAGTTCTCCTTCGATGATAGGGTACAAATTGCTGCCGAGCCTCATAGCCAATCTTAATCGTCTGCACGCGGCACGCCTGTAACCACGGTGAAGGCCATATTGCCCGTCACCTCTTGCGCGATCTTGTCCCCGTATTTCTTCGGCATCAGCTTTGAGGCGTACCACTTACGGGCATCCACCCGAAGGCGGGCCAGATTGGCGTCCTCTGCCTCATCAGCAATTGAGACGGTCTGCGAGGCCAGCAAATCAGCCTGCATTTCCCTCGCGCGCGCGTATTTGTCCCGAAATTCTTCGTGAGCATCCAACCAACGATAGACCATGCTGGTTGACGGCATTCCCTGTTCATCACAGAGCCGATGCAAAGCCTCTCCTTTGGCTATGCGCTCACAAATAGTATCCGCCAGTTCTGGCGTGTAGCTTGATGGTCTTGCCATGGTTCTCTCACGGGTGCTGGCTCAATTTGAGTCAACGTGTCCGTTTCTGTGAGG